CAACAACAAATTGATGATACAGAGACGTATCTCAAGGGACTAAAAGAAGAAAAAAGACGGATTGAGTTTGAACAGATACCAATGCTCATGGATGAAATGGGTATTGAACGTGTGGATGTTGACGGTGCTACCGTTGAACTGAAGCCTTTTGTTTCTGCCTCGATACCTGTTGACCGAAAGCAGGAAGCCTATGGCTGGCTGCGTGATCATGGGCATGACTCAATTATTAAGAACGACATTATCGTGTCGTTTGGACGGGGCGAGGACAATATGGCAGGTGATGTCATGTATGAACTCGAACAGAAGGGTTTTCACCCAGAACAGAAAACACATATTCACGCAGGAACATTAAAAGCCTTTGTGAAAGAACAAGTAATTAAAGGTAACCCAATAGATCTAGATCTGTTTGGTGCTTTTGTTGCAAGAACCGCTACTGTGAAGAGGAAATAATCATGGCTAATGCTGTAGTTAAAAAAGAAGAGGCTGGTCTGCCAGCCGAAATGATGGATACAATTATGGAGACTGCTGGCGAAGGTGTTACCTTTGAAGCCTCCGATCTTCAAATTCCATTTATCCGTGTCGCTCAAGGCACTTCACCCCAACTTAAAAAGAGTGACAGTAAGTATATGCCTGATCTTCGTCAGGGGGACATCTTCAACACTGTCAGTGGACAGGTTTGGGATGGAGAAAAAGGTATTACTGTTATACCGTGCTTTCAAATGACATCCTATCCTGAGTTTATATCAGAACAAGCTGGTGGTGGCTTTGTTGGCTTACGGAATGCCGATGATCCAGATCTGCAAAGAACCGAGAGGCAAGGTGCTAAAGAGTTCTTACCCAACGGCAATGAAGTAGTTAAAAGTGATCAATACTACTGCTTGATTATTGAAGAAGATGGGGACTACAACCCTGCTATCGTGGACTTTAAGTCTACTGGTTTAAAGGTTAGCCGCCGTTGGAAGACTCAAATCACGATGCAAAAGGTGAAGGACAAGCAAGGTATTATGCGAACCCCTGCTTTGTTTGCAACCATGTGGAAACTATCTGTCGTTGAAGAGTCAAAGACGGTTGATGGTGCGATGCGTTCTTGGAGCAACTGGCAAATTGAAAAAGTTGGCTTTGTTCAAGACCGTAACTTGCTTAATGCCGCAATAGATTTCCGCAAGTCTGTCGAGAAGGGGGAGGCAAAGGCAGTGCAGGAAGATGCTCCGGCTTCTGCTCCTGCACAACAAATGCCGGAGGACGATGACGTACCGTTCTAGTTGACTTGTGATAGGTGGAGGCACTTTTAAGGGGGTGCTTCCACCCTTTTTTGCGGAGATAATAATGGAATTAATTGATCGCTTTGCCGCCGCCTTTGAAGGCTCCAGTGTGGCACACGGTCAGACAACAGTGGGAAGTGTACGCAAGAACGGCAAGACAGAAGCTAAGAGTTACATTGTCCGAGAGCCATTAACCAAAGAGTTGATTGCAGGTCACATAGACGGAGCGCATGGAGTTGGTGCTATCCCTATCAACGACCAGAACAAATGTAAGTTCGGAGCATTGGACATCGACACCTATCCAATCGACCACAAAGCTATTCTGAAAAAATGTCGTAAGCTAAAGATACCGCTAGTTGTTTGCCGATCTAAATCAGGAGGCGCACATCTATTCTTGTTTACGCAAGACTGGATAAGTGCCACAGACATGCGCGACCACTTGATGGAATTTGCTGCGGTGTTAGGTTTTGGTGGATGTGAGGTTTTCCCAAAGCAGAATAAGATTCTTTCGGAGCGTGGAGATGTAGGTAACTTCATCAATCTGCCTTATTTTGATGCTAAGAACACTTTGCGCTATGCTATTGATGGTAAGGGTGAAGAGCTTTCCTTTGAAGAGTTCTTGGATCATGTTGACAGTATGAAGGTCACCCTTGAGGATTTAAGGAAGCTGACATTTGTATCTGAAGACGCGGAACTTCGTGACATGCCACCTTGCTTGCGGATCATGTTTTCTACCATGGTTCCGGATGGAACTAGGAACAAGGTTATGTTCCATGCTGGCGTAACGGCAAAGATGATGTACCCAGATAGTTGGGAGCTGGTTCTAGAAAGATGGAACCAGAAATATTGTAAGCCAGCTTTGCCCGCTTCAGAGATTGTCACAATTGTAAATCAGCACAAGAAAAAAGAGTACGGATACCTGTGTAAAGAAGAACCTATGTGCAGCCATTGTGATGTGGCGGCTTGTCGTGAAGCTAAATATGGTGTTGGTAAAAACGATACGATGCCCACTATTAGCGGTTTAACAATCCAGAAGTCTGAACCTCGGTTGTTCTTTATGGATGTTGACGGCAAACGCTTGGAACTTTCTACTGAGCAAATACAAATACCTTTACAGTTTCAGAGGGCGTGTATCGAGCAGCTAGACATGATGCCCCCAATAATGAAGTCAGCCGATTGGCAGATATACATAAACACCTTGTTGCAAGACGCAACGATACTTGAGGTGCCAAAAGAATTGACCGTGCGTGGTCAATTTGAGGAACTGCTAGAAACTTATTGTACCAGTCGCATACGAGCGCGATCTCCACAAGAGATGATGCTGGGTAAGCCTTGGACTGAAAATGATATGACGTTATTTACGCTAAGAGGTTTGATGGACTTCTTATCAAACAGGGGCTTCAAGGATTTGAAGCGTTCACAGATACAACAGAGATTAAAAGATTTGAACGGAGGGGTAGAGTGTAACTCTATCTACCAGTTCAAAGACGAGGACACGGGGAAGTGGAAAAATATCCGTGTGTGGCATGTGCCACAATTTGACAACAACGAAATCGAACTACCTAAAAAGGAGGCTTTAGATGACGTACCGTTCTGATGAGCAGTATATCAAAGTGGGTGAACTGTCTACTTGGCTAGGGGTTGCTCGGTCTACCATATATCGGTGGACAGAAGAAGGGCACTTTCCAAAACCTATAGTGTTGGGTCCTGAAAAGGAAAAGAACAGCACTACACGGTGGCTGAAGACAGACATTGAGCAATGGCTCAGTTCCCGTCCACGCGAGAAAAACGATGACTAAAGAAACCCTGATCTTCGGACCACCTGGTTGCGGAAAGACGCATACAATGATTAATATTGTTCGGAAGGAGCTGGCTAACGGCACTCCACCAGACAGGATCGGTTTTGTTTCGTTTTCCAGAAAGTCTATCGAAGAGGCGAGAAGCAGGGCTGGGGCAGAGCTTAATCTAAGTGAGAGGGATCTACCATGGTTTAAAACACTGCATTCCATAGGGTTCAACTGGCTTGGCATGAAACCAGCGGAAACCATAGGACCTGCCGACTTTAAAGTTTTAGGCAATATCTTAGGAATGGCTTTTGATAGTGGAACGGCTGAGAGTTTGGATGAAGGTATGATTCCTTTGTCTCAAAAGGAGGGTAACCGCTATTTGGAGGTAATAGCCAAGGCTAAACTAAAGTGCATATCACTAGAGGATGAGTTCAATCATCGTGGGGATTATGATCTACATTGGTCTATGCTCAAACATATTGATGAGACATACGCCGTCTACAAGGCTGATCAGGGTAAGTTTGATTACACAGATATGGTAGAACTTTTTGTACAGCAAGGCACTGCTCCAGTCTTGGACGTGCTAATTGTTGATGAGGCTCAAGATCTAACCCCACTTCAATGGCGGCAGGTGCAGGTACTCAAACAAACTGCCCAGCGAGTTTGGTACGCAGGGGACGATGATCAGTGCATACACAGATGGAACGGTGTAGACATTGGTAGCTTCATGAATGTTTGTGATAATAAGCAAGTCTTGGGACAAAGCTATCGAGTGCCGAGAAGCGTGTTTGAATTAGCCAACCGCCTTGTAAACCGTATTGGGTACCGCCAGCCGAAAACGTGGCAACCTCGTGATGCGGAAGGCAGCGTAGATTTTTCTATGAACTGGTATGATGTAGACATCGACCAAGGATCTTGGACGATTATGGCTCGGACTAATAAATCCTTGAACCTGATACAAAGCAAGTTAAAGGATGACGGCTATTTTTACGAGCGATACGGCAACTTTAGTTTTTCCCAGAAAGATTTAAGAGCAATGAGTACATGGGATCGCTTAGTTAGTGGTGCTCGTATAGGTATTAAAGAATGTAAAGAGATGTATGAGCGGATGCCAAAACAGGGCGACAACCCTATGTTACGGCGCGGTGCGGCAAGAACTTTTGATGTGGTTGATCCAGATGGCTTTCACAACTATGAGAACCTTGTAGCTGAACACGGATTGTTGGCTGGCAAAGAAATGGATGCTGCTACAGTTGTGGCATTATCTAGGGAAGACAGGTATTATTTATCTGCAATCAAGAGGCGAGGGGAAAGCCTAGATAAGCCTCGTATAAAACTATCTACCATTCATCGAATGAAGGGAGGCGAGGATGACAACATTCTTTTATTGACGGATTCATCTTATCCAGCGGCAAAGAACCCAGACCAAGACGATGAACATCGAGTGTTCTACACCGGAGTTACCAGAGCACGGCAAAACCTGCACATCGTACAATCCAACTCAAAATACAGGTATGAAATATGAGACGCGAAGAAATCCTTGATACAGCCAAAGGTTTAGTTAACGGCGACAGGCACAAAGATTATGGGGATGCCCATAAAAACTTTCAAGATATTGCCAAGCTCTGGTCTGTTATCCTTGACACAGAAATCACTGAGCAACAGTTTGTCTTGTGTATGATCATGGTTAAGACGGCGCGTTTAATGAAGACCGATCACGAGGACAGTTGGGTTGATCTTTGTGGGTATGCAGCGTTAGGAGGAGAAAAGAATGGCTAGAAAAAAAGAAAAGAGTCAACTAAGTTTTCTTAACCGGATGGATCTGGATACAATAGAGAAGGACTGGTTACCGCCAGAGGTCTTTCCCGACCTGACCAGAAGTAGCTATATTGCCATTGATTTGGAAACTAACGATCCCAACCTTACAACATTAGGCCCAGGGTGGGCGAGAAGTGACGGATTTATCGTTGGTATCGCTATCGCGGCAGGAGACTTTGTTGGGTATTATCCGATAGCTCATGAGGGTGGAGGCAACATCCCCTTAAAAAAGGTGATGACATGGCTCAAGGATCAGTTAGCTACACCTAAAATACCTAAGATCATGCATAACGCCACCTATGACGCTGGCTGGCTGCGGTGGGCAGGGGTCAAGATTCAAGGCACGATAATCGACACGATGGTGGCGGCTCCACTTCTTGACGAAAACCGTTTCAGCTACAGCCTAAACAACTTGTCACGAGATTATTTAAACGAGCGTAAAGACGAGAAGACACTCAGGGCGGCGGCTCTTGATCATGGCTTTGATCCAAAGGCGGAAATGTGGCGGCTAAACTCGCGTTTTGTGGGGGCATATGCTGAGAAGGACGCTGAACTTACTTTGAAGCTCTGGAATAAATTTAAGATAGAACTTGAGAAGCAAAGTCTTATGACCGTGTTTGAGATGGAAACAGCGTTAATACCTGTCATGCTCGATATGCGAGAGGCAGGAGTCAAGGTTAACTTAGATGGTGCCGAGCAGGCTAAAAAAGGATTGATCGAGGCAAAGAAAAATCTTGTGGCAGATATCAAGCACGAGACAGGCTTTCAAGTAGAGCCTTGGGTGTCAACATCTGTGGCTAAAGTATTTGACCATTATAACCTTCATTATAATAGAACAGAAGGTAACGGTCAGCCGTCTTTTACAAAAGCCTTTCTACAAGCCTCACCACATCCTATGGCGGCGAAGATATTGCGCTTGCGTGAACTAGACAAGGCAAGCAACACGTTTGTAGACAACATCTTAAAGTTTTCGCACAAAGGTCGTATACACTGCGAATTTCATCAGCTTCGTTCAGACGATGGGGGCACCGTGACTGGTCGCTTTAGTTCAAGCAACCCTAACCTGCAACAGCTTCCTGCACGAGATCCGGAGATTAAATCATTGATCCGTGGCTTGTTTGTACCAGACGAGGATTGTAAATGGGGCAGCTTTGACTATTCGAGTCAGGAGCCGAGGCTCTTGGTTCACTACTGTGCGTCTTTGAAGGAGGATTCTAGGCATCCTATCATTGATTCGGTGGTTGAGGAGTACCAGAAAGGTGATGCGGACTTTCACCAGATGGTGGCGGACATGGCTGGGATTAGCAGAAAGCAGGCTAAGACAGTCAACCTAGGTATCATGTATGGCATGGGTGTGGGTAAACTGTCCCATACCATGGATATCAGCAAGGAAGATGCTAAAGAACTGCTTGCCAACTATCATTTAAAAGTACCTTTCGTAAAAGGTTTGGCGGACATGGTTATGCAGAGAGCCTCTAAACACGGACAAATCAGAACGATGTCTGGCAGGTTGTGCCGCTTTGACATGTGGGAGCCAAAGACTTTCGGGTATAACAAGCCTATGAAAAGGGAAGAAGCCGAGAAAGAATATGGGGGCATATTGCAAAGAGCCTTCACATATAAGGCTTTGAATAAGCTGATCCAAGGTTCGGCGGCTGACCAGACTAAGACAGCAATGGTGGAGTGCTACAAAGAAGGGCTAGTGCCATTACTTACCGTGCATGATGAACTGTGCTTTAACGTAGAAAGCGAGAGCCAAGCAGCGAGAATCACAGAGATAATGGAAACCTGTGTAGAGTTAAAGGTGCCAAGTAAGGTAGATCAGGAGTTAGGAGACAATTGGGGCGAGGTAGGTTAAGCACCTGTCCCATGTCTTTAGGCATAGGTTTGGGTCATCAAACTTACTTGGGGCTACTCGTTTAGTCTTTGCACCATGTAGCCGTTCTCGCGGAAAAAACATAACCTGTTCG